TCATTATCAGGCATCTTTAGCTTCCACATAATATAAGGGGCACTGCATTTACCCTCATTGCAGATGCGACCAGAGATAGACTTAGCTGATGGGTCAAGAGGTTGACGGCCAACATAATGCCACTCAGCCCCTTGGCTCATTTCTTTATAAGCTTGTTTAAAAAATTCTTTGTTGTCACAGTAAAACATACTGGCTATCGAAAGCATTCCAGAAAAAATTAAATCCATTAATTTACCTCAGGGTGACTGCCGTTGTGCATCTTAAACAACCGATCAATGTCTTTATGAGCCTCGACAACACTGACCTTGATGCCTTCTATTTCTCTGTTCTGCTTTGCAAGATTATCAGGACTTAAAATACTTTTAAGGGTATTGATCTGGTTTTTAACAATACCTTGGTTTGTTTCTAGTATATCAAGTCTCTTATCAATATCCCTCAATCTTTTCTCAACATCACCCAGCGATTCAATAATTGCTTTGATTTGCATTTTACCGACAGCCGCTGCGCCAGCTACGCTAAAAAGTATGCCTCCCAACGTAATTAAAAATTTTATATCGACAGCGCCGTCCATTACTTGTTAGCCTTGAGGTATATTAATACCATTATCATAACGCCAACAAACCCACCGACTACAAGGAATTTACCTGACTCAATAAGAAGTTTTTGCCAGAAACCTTTAGCTTCAAGCTTTTCCCTCTCCCGTCTTTCGGCCTCTTCTTTCCTGCGCTTCCTCTGTTTAATGACTGCTTCTTTCTGGGCCTCAAGGATTTCATCCCAAGTGTTTGCGCCAAACCTTTTGTTTATTTGAATTGAAAGCCTACGAATGTCCTCTTCCTGCTGCTTTTCAGCCAACTTTGCTGCTGTAATATTTGCAAGAGATGTTTCGTCGTTGTCTTCACCAAGGCGAAACTTAATTAATTTTTGCCACGCAGGTGTCGGCTTTTTGTTTTGAGCTTCTTTGATACGCTTCTTGGCAGCGCCATGTGTTTTGAATAACGTGTCAATATGAGAAGCAATCGCGCTCACATCATCTGCTGATTCTAGGGCGCTTCTTACTCCGCTAATAGCTGATTTGACAGCGGCAAACCCGCCCGTCACAGCCGCCAATGTTACAGGGTCCATTAACTTACCCTCCTATTTGTAAACATTTACGCAGTCAATGACGAAGCCTTTTTCTGGTTTATACTCAAACGAAATTTTTCTTTTAGCTTCTTCTTCATTCTCTGCCTTGATATCAAAGTAATGTATATTTTCCCAAGGAGCTTCTGCTGGGTCCACATCATCGCCATTGCGTACCCGTTCTCGTATGTACTTGTTATATACACCAACCTCGTATGTCTTCATTTCACTTCGTCTTTCTGCGGCACAGGTTTTGGCGACACTGCCTTCTCGTAATAAACTATAATTTGTTTTTGCTGTCCAATGTACCTTTGCAGTTCTGCCATGTTTAAAGCTAGCGTTTCATAATCTCTTACGCTGATCACATAAAATAGGAACTCACCGTTTTCTTTTTGATACTTTGTCTTGAAGTCTTTGAAGTTCCTGTCAGTCACCACATACCATTTAATATTACTCAGCTTCAGAGGTCGCGGTCTTTCTTGCGTAGGGATAACTCGGTCTACCTGAATTGTCTTCACCTCAATCTGTTTCAGCGGGTTCCACCCGCTACAACTACTTAGCAGGAGAAGAACTGGGCAAAGCAGTAAGACCTTCCAGTTGGTCAAAAAGTTTTTGTGTGCCATCGTTTATTTTCTTTTCCACTAGTTCAGGTTTCTTCTGACTAAGCCTTGTGAGGTTATGCTTACGCAATTTATCTATCAAGTTATTACGATAGGTCTCAGCTTTCTGCATGTCCTTGGTAAGCTTTTTATTTAGCTCCTTAAATTTTTTAGCGTCATCAGTCAGTGTCTTTATAGTCTCATCTTGCACTTTCCTAGCAACCTCAAGCTTTGCGTTGTTCTCTGTCAAAACTTTAATGCGGTTTTGAGTATCTTTGTAATAGTAATAACCGCCGTATCCAATTCCACCGATAAGACCAACCAGTAATATAGTGAAATAAATTTTGATCACGGCTCACCTCTTCGCACTCATGTAGGCAGTCATGCCCATGTACGCACCGACGACACCAGCCATGCCAATGTAAAACAGACCGAACAAATCAGCCAAAGCTTTAATCCGAGAGTCAGGAAAAATAGGAAGGAAAAGAAAAGCACTAAAGACAAGCATGGCAATAATAGATACCCAAGCCATTCTTCTCTGGGCATCAGCTTTTTCCTCTGCTGATTCAGCTTCATGAATAGCCTTGACCTTTGCCAGTTCTTCGTCACTGACAATGCCGTCTCCGTCCACATCATACTCTTCATAGATGCTGTCCTTTTCCAGACCCTTGCGACCTTTAATAGTCATGATCTCCACCTGTTCTCATCATCTCACTCAAGACCTTGGCCCTATCTCCAACCTGCCTAGCCCACCTAGAGTCAAGCATCTCGACGCTTGCCTCATCATACCGACCCTCTTCAATGTGAGCCAAGGTGTTCACAAACTTTGAGAGTGAGCCAAGTCCCATGTTGAAAGCCATGTCCACAACAACCCGTTGACGCACGTCATCCAGATCAGACCACCAAGGAAAGGCAGCTTCCACCTCATCTTGAAAATCTCTGATATCGTTTGCCAGCATGAGTTCTATCTCATCATCTGACAAACCACGGTCTACCAGATTGCGCCCAACACCAATGGTCTCTATGCCTTCTGTGTCGAGATAAACAAACTTACGCACACCTTCGTGTACCTTCAACTGTACTATTAACTTGTCAATATCCACATTACGCTCCTAAGTTACTGGTAACTTCTCCGCATAAAATTTCTGTGACCAGCGTCGATGCCGCCACAGTGGCCTCCATATGTACGGGAAAGCCCAACTCATTTTCATGACAGTCCAGTTCAATAGATTGTAAGGGAACCGCATGGGCCTCATGTAATCTATAAACAGGATTACCCTCAGTTGATCCGTCTCGTTTACAGCATAATGATTGTATGTGTCATCAAATAAAACGACCTTGCCGTTGTCCCAGTGATACTTGTCGCCCTCCACATTGATGTGGCACTTGTCTGGATCAGGGATAATCAACCCCATATGCATACGCAGAACACCAGCCCACGGCCCTTCATGCGGGTTGAGAATCTTTTGTGGACCTAGCACTGACAGGTAAGCAGAGACCACACCTCTGTGCTTGTTGAGAACGCTCATGAGTGTAGGGAAATGAGCAGCGTTACGCTTGAAGGTTACACCTGCTCCCTTCAGGAAGAACATGCGCCACCTGTCATCGTTGCTTATGTATGTTTGATCAGGTGATATATCTTGGAAGGGTGCAAAGTCATCGTACCGTTGCATCATGCTTTGTGTCTCTGACAATATGCTGGGATAACTTTCCTCTAGCTGTTGAGACAATGGAGTTACAGAAGGATCAAAGAACTTCTTGTCGCCCCAGATACACGCCCGACGAAACGGCTTCTTGACCATCTGTGCAAAAGAGTACGCACTCATTGCAAGCCTATCTGACGCAACTGTGGAATAGCTGAAGTGATGGCAAGCTCTTGCAGCCTCACCGCCTCTAACAGTTCTTGCTTTTGTGCGGGATCAAGAGGTGCCCGTAAGATTTGATTCTTTGTTTCTCGTATCTCGTTGAGGCTGTTTCTAATATTCTTTAACTCATCTTCAAGGGCCAAGAGAGACGCACGATCTTCAACAATCTCTTCTATCTTTTGCACATCACCTTCGCGCTCTGCCGCCTTGAATGTGTTCGTTGCCTTTTTAACTAGCTGGTCTAACTCATAAAACTGTATAACGGTGCCGCGACTATTCGGGTCTTGGAAGAAACTCCTCACCATTGGCAGGTTATACCATGACCTGTCAGGAGGAAGTGGTTTATCCGTTGGCTCGAAAGCATCAATGGCACTGCTTCCCAAATCAAGAGCATAACTTCCCAGTGTGCCTGAGTATCCTTTGATAAAGTGATCTATCTTTATCGGTGATATGTTTAACTCTCTACCCAACTTAATAGCAAAGCTGCTTGTCGTCTGGTACTTCTGATAATCAGGGTCTAAGTTCTGCATGTAATACGGCACAACTTCTCTACCCGTAAAGAACGAGTGGTTCACCATAAGTTCTAATGTAGGTGTAAATATTTGTGGGGGAGTGACAGCAAAGGTAGATGTTGCGTTCCTTTTAAAGGACTCGAAAACATCACGCCCAACATCAGAACCAAATGACCATTGCATAATTCTTTCAGGAAAAGTTTTAAAAATAAACCCAACCTCAAACGGTGTAGGTATTTTAAAACAAGTGTCGTCAAATGGTGTGGGTATAAACCAGTTTAAGTCTCTAGCTTCTGGCGTAGCATTCTTATAGCAATCTTGATCTCGCATAAGTGTGGTATACAAGGCCGTCAATCCAGCAATAAGGGAAGCCTTAGCCAAAAAAGCTTTGCGGGTAGCATTGGGGTTAGCTGTGCCTTTGTTTACACCAGCACGATACAACACATCCAAGCCTTGAATACGAGCATTTAAGAACGGCGTAACCGCTGTAATTACTTGGATAACAGGGTTGGCTCCACGTCTGTTAAAGTTCAAAACCTCAAGCGCCTCAAAGATAGCTTGTGCTTCGTTCCCTGTTTTCTCTAACACTCTTTTGTATACAGCTACACGAGTTGCTGCTTCGGATGCATTCGTTGCGACAGTCGTTGCATCCCACAACATCTTGAAAGGACTGGTTGCTTTTTCAAATACGCCAAACGGATACTTTGTTTTTGTCTTACTCTCAATATACTTTGCCATGTCTTTGGGTGTGCCAGCAAAATCAAACCCGCCAAAGATTCCTGCAAGTCGCAACGCTTCGCTTGAAGTGTCACCTCTTAATACATCTATTACACCCCGTGCGCTGTCTATGATGGGAACATAATTTACCCCCGATGTTACCCACGCACTAAGGGTATCTCGCATCATGTTTCGCAGCATAAAGCCGGGATCTCTGGTGACTAACTCTCGCAACACTCTAGCTGGAGTAGATGCGATACCAACAAAAAGGTTGTCCAGAGCAACATCTTTGTTCTGAGATAAGATGTTCATGCTTGTGTAGAGGAAGTCATCTACAATCTCGAAGTATCTATCAACACCATCGACTCTTATCTGAACTGTATTAAGCGGCTTTGCTCCTGACGGATCAGGATTAACCTCATTCGCCAGACCAAGAAGCTGTGAGTCCCTGATGACTCTTTGTGCCGCAATGTTTTTCATGCCACCTTGAATAGCGGTGGCAGTGTTCCTTGCAACATTGTCAAGGAAGTCGTCTACCCTGCGAGGCGCTGAATATATTTTTATTTCTGCGTCAGGATTTGACCGTTCAATAGCTTTGGCAACAGCCTTTATCTTGTTGTAAGAGTCATATTCTTCTGGCTGGTTTACCCCATCAATCTCAAGTTGAAATGCACGGCCAGCGCCAACAAGTTTTGGGGGTGGTCTCTTTCCATCAAGAGGTATTCTCGTTCTGGGATCACCTTGTAACGCCGCTGCACCTTGTCCGATTGGGCCAAGGGTCGGATCAGGATAGAAGAAAGTCATGTCTTGTGCAGCGCCAGCACCTTCCTGTTCCTGCCTGTAGTATGGCGTATAGTCAGCGGTAGATATCCATACCTCACCCATCTCTGCTGTAATAAGACCCGTATCAACCATGAATTTTACAAGGTAACTGTTCCAGACCTGATACTCATCAAAGATTGCAGCAAACTCTGGGTTCATTTCACCAAGCAACAAGCCGTTGTTGATGTCACTTTGCGTCATCCCAGAGTCTCGCCCCTCTGCATTAAGTCTCTCTGCTCTTCTGGCTTGTGCATATGTACCAAATAAAGATGTCTTGCCTTCAGCAAGCAGAGGCTCAAGTATCTTTGCAAGGCCTCGAATGGTTTGGCCATCTACGGTGTTGGTAACTCTGGTAAAGCCCTCTTCTTTATCGTAGATCGGAACCCCGTCATACCACGCATTCTTTGTAACCTGAGCATGTTGGTCGGCCATAAGCACAGCAGAGTATGCGTTTGCATCTGCAAGCAGGGTTCCCGTTACCTCACGCTGTGCCTTTCGTGCGAGGACAGATATAGCGTCATACTTATCTACAAAAGCTCTACGGAACGTGCTTTTAATCTTGTTCCAGTTGTTACTAAACAAAACACTGTTTTTGTAATCACCAAACAAGGCACCAAGCCACGCCTGTCCTGCCGTTTCTTGCTCATTTATTGCCTGTGTTCGTCTAATAGTTTCCTGTAACTCAGGAGATAAATCATTAACACCCCTGCCACGAGAAAACTTTTCTTTTGCTTTACCCTTGAGCTTGAGCGTTGGGCGATCAGTAGGTTTCTTTGTCTTAAATGTTAAGACAGTTTCCTGTGCGGTTGGTGAAGTGGCTGCAAAATTAGGACCAAGGACACCACCTTTCCTCAGCTTCACTACTTCTTCTCTGTTATATTTGTCGCGGATAACCTCGCTGTCAGGATAAGATGTAGTAATGCCTAAAAATTCTTGTCCTGACTTATCGTCTATCTGCCTATCAAATACCACAACAACATCAGTGCTTGATCCTGCTGGCCTCCAGCGCATTTCCAGTGAATCACGTTTGTTACTTTGTTTGAATTTAAATCTTGACTTGTCAACACCAGATACCCGCGCCTGTGTAAATGCATCAAGGGCAGAACCTATTGCGCTAGCAGAACTGGTAAAAGGTAAATCTTCTACACCTTGATAGTCTTCATCATGGAGACTGGCGTGTCTTAAACCATAACCGCCAGTTGTGTAGTTCCTGCCGAAAGCAGCGCGTACTGGCAAAAGTTTTCCAGCAAAAGGTATCTTGCCCCAGTTATCGCTTCGAGTTCCATCGGCCCTTGCTCTTTTTACAAACCTGTTTGCAGCAACATCGGCTGGGTCTTGGGGGTACTTACGAGAAAATTTTTCATCAGGGACAAATGATTCTTGAGTATTAAAAGTTGTCTCGTCTCGAAGCTCCTGAACATCAACAGGCTCAACAAGATTTTCTATACCTTCATTAACAACAAAGTCAGGGAGGGTGCCTATCTTTTGTGGCGCATAGATCGTACCTTCTGCTGAAGCGTTTTCATTGGCCTTTGCCTCTGGCCCAAAATTTACCCATGAATTTTGACCACGAGTTTCAGATGCCAAAGCAACACGAGCAAGAGGGCTAAACATTACAGCGTGACTTACATATGCTGCATCTTCACCAGATGCTCTAAACCCGAAGCCTTCTTTAACATGACCAAAGTAATCATGAACCACCCGAAAGAGATCATTCACCCTAGCCTGACGGCCTGATATATACTCGTCAGTAAGACGAAGCATGGGATTATTAGCCACATCTTCTGGCGTAATTCCGTCCATCCCGTACCCAACGTCAGTCGGGAAAACGTACATGTGGTTATTATTTTTTACGTCTTCAATCATCTCTCGTGGAGAGTTGGGATAGGGGTCTACATCATCAGGATAGAACTCAACCTCTAGCCCAGTATCTTTGATAAAGTCGTATTGAGTAAGAACTTCTTCAGCGAGAGCATCGTAAGCTGCTTGAGTAAATGCATCATCTGGATTGTTGATCATCTCATCGTAAGCTTGTGCTATACGACTTGCTCGCTCAAAGTCTACAGATTCGTATGTGTAATTACCCTCAAGCTCAGGGATATTTCGCCCTACTGATTGGCCATAATTACGCGCAGCTTGTCTAGCTGGAACAAAAGGCTCAGTGGGCACCGAACCTACATTGGGGATGTTATAAGTAGCAGGTAAACCGTCTACCCTATTCTCTCCCTGAAGTGCGCTTTCATTAACATTTATATCTGGCCTTGCCCTTACAGAGATTGGAGCAGTGCCATAACCAAAGCTGGGTGGTAACTGAACAATAAGTTCGTTCTCATCCACATTCCCCGCAAACTTCACGTCATCTGTAGATACAAGGAACTCTCTTGTTTTTCTGTCAGTGGCAGTTGTTACTGTATAATCTTCTGTGCGAGATACTGGTATCTGTCCAGAAGGAAAGGCTCGTTTTAAATTTGCAGATAAAACAGATTGATATTCATCATACTCAGGAGAGTTTAGTGCATTTGTTAACGCACCCCTGTCTACATTCATAATCCATTGATCTAGGTTCTCACCTATTTCAGGGTATTCTAGGAGAGCGCCCTCCTCTCCCATGCTTTCAAAGAAAGTATCTAGGTCTTCTTGCGTGGCAGCACTTTGCCTATCCTGTGCCTGTAACCGTCTCTCGCTTCCAGATAATCCTCTTCTGTCGCGAACGCTGCTCTCGACGGCGGCGGTGGGACTTTGCCTAGAGAACTTTTCCCTGCCTCCATACTTGAGCCTTGCGCTGGTGATGGAGTCTTCGAGTAGCGGTTCAAGTTCGCTCCGCTTAAAATCCTTGACCCTTTCTGCAACAGCGGGTCCGTATCTTTGATGAATCCTTTGTAAGTAAACGTCACCTGTCTGATCCTCCGTCCAATCGTTCTCTATAAAATCACTCTCGTAGTAAGCCGCTTCACCTTCTAAGTTGATACCAATCTCATCCGATATTCTAGCCAGTGCCTGTGACACATCTCCATCAGGCTCGAAACGTGACTCTAATCTCTTTCCCCCACTGTCGAGAAGTATAAGCATTGCTGCATTGCCGTTCTCATCTACAGTCGAGGTGTACCCCTGAATAAGGGAATCAGCCTCATCAAGAGATATATCTTCTATGTCTTCTTCAGGCTTTGCCTTTCGCTCTTTATCTAGTTTACGGCGGTCCTTAGCTAGTTTATCAGATGCCTTTTTGGTTCTGGCTAGTTCAGCCTTACGCAACTTATCCCACAGTATGGCCATGTTTGTGTCATTGTTCAACAAATCTTTTGACACATCTGTGGGTCGTATTTTTAAAGCAACTTTAGACTTTGTTGTTTTCTTGGGCAGCACCCGATAAGAAAGCATTCCTGTTTGCTCTAACAAGAAACCAAGAACGCTGGCCATGTCTTGTGTAGCCTCTGGAGAAGCTACAAGTTGCTCCGTCATATTTGGATTTATCGTGTCGTCCATCCAACCACCAGTGGCATGGACACGATTTATTTCTGCAACGCCCGTTACATCTCTTGCAAAATCAGATGCCGCATCAGCAGCTATCTGCGTAACCTCTTTCTGACCAATAGCGGGTAGAGAAAAATA